GCTAAGTCAGATGCGTTACAAAAAATACTAGTCGCTGTAGACACCATTGAGGAAAATGTGATACAGGCTGTAAATAGAAAATTAGAAAACATGAAAGCACTACATGGATAATACACACACCCAACTAAAATTAGGTATAAATGTCAAACCTGTGTTTGAACATAAAACACCAGATACCGAAGACAAAAAATTAAAGTATAAACCAATACCAGAAGATCTAATAGAGGCTGTGTATTATAACAACGGGGATGTTTTCTGGAGTAGAGATGTGAGAGCGAATAGTCGTCTTTACCATAACAGAAGAAAAGGACACCTAGCAACTACAATAAAACCAAAATACTGGAATAGCACCAGAAATTGCTGGGAGCCTCCTAAACATAGGATTACTTGGTATATAAATGGTAAACGTAAAATCTTTTATGCTTCGAGAGTTATCATGGCTATGTTCCGCTATGATGATGTAACTAAGCAAGTAGACCACATAGACCACAACACATTAAATAATAAACTATCTAACTTGAGGCATGCGACCCCAAAACAAAATTGTGGTAATACGAGATTACCAAGCAATAGCTCAACTGGATATAAAAATGTATGTAGAATTGGGAACAACCGTGTTCGAGTTGTCTTCACAGTTGATGGTAAATATATTTCGGTGAAAGATGAGTTTGGTCGTGCAAGCTGGCCTGACACTAAAGAAGGGCTAGAATACGCTGATAAAATAGCGACAACTTTCAGAGATAAAACATTCGGTGAATTTGCATGTCATGGATAATCAACCAGATCACGGAAGCAGAGGACACGCAGAGTTTAGTCAATCAAACCACAAAACATAGAAGAATTACATGGTAGGTAACTTAACAAAAAAAAGAGTGGGGAAAGCTATAACTTTTGACCTTGATAAATGTTTTAGTAGAGAAAGATATTTGGACTACAACAGTTGGGAAAACTCTGATCAAGTACAAAAAAAGTATATAGACAGCTTGAAAGAAAAAGTAATGAAGGTATGTGAGGATCGTCTTGATAATTACATAGAAGAAATAGAAACAGAGTTAATCTTAAAACAAAAATGGCAGTTCGACCAGTTAATAAAAACATGTGGTTTGTCTTTAGAAGATTTAGATTTAGAAGATGAATAATCAACCAGATCACGGAAGCAGAGGACACGCAGAGTTTAGTCCATCAAGTTTAAAGTATGTTGCAGGTTGCGCAGGATACGTAGGTAGGTCGGGCACTAACGCAGCGGCAGAGAAAGGGACTCGTATCCACGAAGCTCTTGAAGTCAAAGACCCTTCAGCACTACACGATGAAGGGGAACACGAGATTTACGAAGCTATTGTAGCTGATGAAGAAGCATATCTTAATACATTTGCTAATGGTAAAGAATATAAAGAGTACAACGAGATTCAAGTAGACATTCAATTAGATGGTACAGCTACGTGGGGTACTTGTGATAAGTTTGTTAAGATAGGTGATCAGGCAGTTATGATTGATTATAAGACTGGCATCAGTCAGATCGACGAGCCTAGAGATAACTGGCAAGCTATAGCTTACACTATTGGAGCATTTCAAGCACACACGGAAGTAAATGAAATAGATTTTGTTTTCTTCATACCTGTAAGGAATCAAACGCTTACGGGAAAATTCTCAAGAGATGAAGTGCCTACCCTTATTAAGAAGCTTAGTAAAATAATTAAAAGAGGAGAGAAGATAAGACCTAAGTGGGACGGAGGCGCACCCGACCTATATGAGCTTAACCCAACAGTTAACTGCAGGTTCTGTACATATGAAGATTCATGCCCTGCCTTGGGCGGATTGGCAGTGGAGGTTGCGTCACGAGTTGCTGACGACGCACTGCCTAAAGGAGACATAGCAGACCCTGATGACCCTGCTGCTGTAGAACATTTATATGTAGTGTCTAAGATTGTTACTGCTTGGGCAGATAGAATAAAAGCTAAGGCGATGAGCATGGCAAAAGAAGGTGTAGAGTTTCCCACCCTAAGACTTAAATCAATGGGAGCACCTAAGAAGTGTACAGATAACATGAAACTAGCTCAACTAGCTGAGGAATATGATTTAGACACAGAGGAAATATTAAACATTGTTAATATGCCCCTAACAAAACTAGCAAAAGCAGTAGGGAATACTGCTCCCGATGGCGAGAAAAATCAAAAAGCTAAAGAATTTCTTGACGCTGCTCAAGATCTCGACATTGTAGCCAGCTCTGACGTGCGTTATACGCTGTCCTAAAAACAAATAAATATAAAATAAATAAACATATATGAGTACAACATTACAAAAAAAGAAAAAAGAAGAGATACAGGTAATACCTGATGCACCTAAGCTTGAGTTCTCAGCAGAAGACTTGAACGCACCTAGACTTAATGTCGTACAGGCGCAGTCAAAAATTGCTGGGGAAACTGGCGCACTTGTAGTTGATAAGATGCACACACTTATTCTCCATGAAGAAGAGTGTAAAGCTGTTCCTATCAAAGCGATAAAGGGTTGGAGAGAGGACACTCCTTTCGGTCACCCAGAAATGCCGAGACAAGTCTTTAGTGAGGAAGAAGCTAAAGAGCTATCTAAGGAATCAGACTATAACGTAATTAAATTTGCGGAAATCTTATTCATATTTCCTAAAGGAGAAAAGGAAGACGAAGACGTTTACCCTTACCCAATAGGAGATGAGCTCTACGCTATGGGTAAAATAAACGTAGCTAAAGATGCGTTCAAATACACGTTTGAAAGGTTAGCTACTTTTCAAACATTCAACCCAGACTCCCCTATATGTGTGAAGTACTGGAAGTTTAAAACTGAGCTGCTAACAAGAGGAATGAACAGTTGGTTTGTTCCAAGTATAACTCCAACCACAGAAGGGACTGCTGATGAAATCCAAAAATTCGCTGCTAGACTCGCTTAATATGAAAGACCAAGAAATAATTATTAAGTCGGTGGAGGATGAAATAACTCAACTCCAAAAACTTATCGGTGATATCGATAATAAAATAAAGGATCTTGAGACTCAGAAAGCTCATTGCGGTCGCCTCCTTCAAGGTTTCCAGTGGTATCTTGCCCACCTTAAAGGAGAAGAAATAGATATTCCAGACATACAAAAAGAACTGGAAGTATAAAAATTCAATAAGGTATATCAGACTACCTTATTGTTGTTCATAGTGAGGGCCCATCCGTGCGATGATCATGTCGTGGGGGTATGTAGCACGGATGGGTTAACTATTAAAAAATTTATTTATGAATACTTTTGCCATCGACTTTGAAACCTATTATGACAAAGAATGCTCTATTAAAACATTAGGGGCAGTAGGTTATTTTAATCACCCCTTATTTGACGCTTATATGGTCTCTGTTGTAGGCGATGAGGGGACTAGCTTTGTAGGAGACCCAAGAGATTTTGACTGGTCTATTATTAAAGGACACAGAGCATTAAGCCACAACGCTCCTTTTGATCAAAGCCTATACTTACATGGCGTAGCAAAACAATGGTGGCCTTCTGTAGATTATGCAGAGTGGTTATGTACTGCAGATCTTGTGGCATATTGTGGTTTGCCCAGAGCACTAAAGAATGCGTCTGCTGAACTGTTTGACTTAGAAGTATCTAAGGAAACCAGAGATAACATGTTAGGTAAAAAATGGGAGGGTATGACAAAACAATTTCAAAAAGAAGTTTCTGAATATGCTCTTAAAGACTCAGAGCTGTGTTTAAAAATATGGCAAGAATTAGAAAGTAACTGGCCTGACACCGAGCGGAGTATTAGTTGTTTAAACCGTACTATATCGCAGAGAGGTATTCCTATAGACATAGAGGCACTGAAAAAACAAATAGAGAATATTAATATAAACATCTTCGAAGCAGAGAACTCAATACCTTGGATTAACGAAGCTCCTACTCTTTCCCGTAAGGCATTCAACAATGAGTGCCGTAAGATTGGTTTAGAGCCCCCTGTCAGTCTAGCGATGACCGATAAAGACGCTAATGAATGGATTAGATTACACGGTCAGAAATATAAATGGATTGGAGCTGTTAGGGACTATAGAAGAATCAATTCTTTAAAAAGAAAACTAGAGAGTTTTGATAATGCCACTATGTCGGATGACAGATACTACGGCAACATTATGTATTGGGGAGCTTCTACAGGTAGGTTTTCTGGAGGCGGTGGTAATCTTAACTTACAGAACTTACCGAGAGGGGAGATGTTCGGAGTAGATTTACGTAAGTTAATATCTAGTAAACAAAATAAAAAACTAATTGCGGTAGACCTTTCACAAATTGAGGTGCGTACACTATGTTGGTTGGCAAAAGATAAGGGCACACTAGAAGAGATAAGCATGTGTGCCGACATATACGAAGCTTTCGCAATAAGGTTTGGTGAGTGGGATGCTAATAAAGGTGTGTTAAAAGATGAAGATCCTAAACTAAGACACCTAGTTAAAACTATTGTGTTGGGTTGTGGGTACGGAGCGAGTGCCAACAAGTTCTCTATTATAGCAGGGATACCTTTAGAAGAAGCTCAGAAAGCCGTCGATATGTACAGGACTAAAATGAATAAGGTTGTTGGTCTGTGGAATGGTTTACAAAGGAGAATGCACGTAGCATATACTGGACTTAAAGATTTCAAAGTACCATTACCTTCTGGAAGAGATATAAATTACGGTAGAGTTGATACCTCGTTACAGAACGAAAGAAGAACTTATGTAGCTAAAATAGCTAAAGGACATAGAAAGATTCCTGTTAGACTATGGGGAGGTCTGCTTGCTGAGAACGCATCGCAAGCATTAGCAAGAGACATATTTTCTGATATGCTTCTTAGGATAGAAGAAGCTGGAATCAAAACAATATTTCACGTACACGACGAAGTGGTTGTCGAAGAGGATGAAGACAAAGCAGAGGATACTCTACAGAAGATTATATCTATAATGAGTACTGCACCTACGTGGATAGATGACATCCCATTAGAGGCCGAAGGAAAAATACTAACTCAATACGAAAAATAAAATGGAATACCGATACCTAAAAAACCTAAAATCAGATAAGACATATAAGTTTACAGACCCTCTATCAATACAAAAGAAAAAACCTAAGTTTGCTAACAAGGCAAAATTTAGGGAGTGGTGCGCTGATAAAGATACCGATCATGTTTTTTATAGTATGGTTGAAGGTGATAATCCTTCTCTGCGTATACAAGCAGATAACCCACCTAACTTCGTGAGTGGTATTGTCGCAGACTACGATGCTCCTGTTGATCATACTTTGATTGAAAAGATTCTTAAGACGCAGTGTAAGGACAACATGCCTATGTGGATGAGTACAACTCAATCAGGATATCTGCGTCTTGTGTGGCCTTTCAAAAGAGTTCCTACATCAGCGGAATCTTATCCTGCTTTTATGAATAGGATGTGTGCTTTCTTACAGTTAGATCGCTTGTTCGCTGGTTTTGATAAGTCTTCTTTAAGAGCTAACCAGTACTTTGAATTTGGTGACAACTGGAAAAAGATAGGAGATCCTCTTGACGACAATGTTGTCAAAACAATGATTCTTAAAGCTGCAATGGATAAACCTCCTCAAACAACAGAGACTTCAATACCTTTAGATGTAGTAGCTGGTGAAGTTTTGAAAAGGTTCCCTAATAGATGGATGGGCGAATTTATTGAGGGGGAACGAGGGCCTTTGTTTTGGATAAATGATGGTATAGAAAGAGAAGGTTGTGCTATAACATCGGATGGTATGCTTTGTTTTTCAGACAGAGCAGGTAAATCATTCGTTACGTGGAAAGAAATACTTGGCAATAAATTTGTAGAGCAGTATGAGAAAACTAAGTTAGGAGACTTACTAGATAACTATTGGTTTAATGGAACTAAATTTTTTAAACTACTACATGGAACGGCTGTAGTTATTCCTAAAGAACAACTGATACTGGAGCTTAAGAAACTAGGGTTTTTACCTAGAGCAAAGAAAGGGCAGACTGTATCTGAAGTGGAGGCAGCTATACTAAGTATATCTAATGATAATAGAATAGATGAGATAGCACCTATTATCTGGTCTAAAGATAGAGTAGTGCAGACAAATTCTCACCGTATATTAAACTCACAAAACGTGCATCCAGTTGAACCAGCAGAAAACGGTGATCCTAAAAACTGGCCTTACATACATAAATGGTTAAACCAACTATTTGTAAACGACAAAAGACCTACTATAGAATATTTCCACGCCTACATGAAAAGATTCTACGAATCTGTTCTTTTTAGAAAAGCAAAACAAGGGCAAGGTCTAATACTAGTAGGGCCTACTGGAAGAGGTAAGACCTTAATAGCTAGAAGAATAATAGGAGCCCTTGTAGGAGGCTACTCAGATGCTTCGGAGTATATATGCGGTCAAACATCTTTTAATAAGGAATTAGCTAGAGTGCCTTGCTGGTGTGTTGATGACACAAAGAGTGCTGCTAGTTTTCAAGACCAGAGAAAGGCCACTGAGATATTTAAAAGAGTAGTTGCTAACCCAGACATATCTTATATGGCTAAATACTGTGATGAATTAAGCATACCGTGGAGTGGGCGTATCATACTTACACTCAATATGGATGCTAACTCTTTAAGCGTTATTCCTTCTCTAGACTCTAGTAATCGAGACAAGATAATGGCTTTAAGAATTAGTGATGATGCTACTCAAGACTTCCCATCTAACGAAGACTTAGAAGAGCTAATATTAAATGAGTTGCCTTACTATGCTAAATGGCTTTTAGACTGGAACCCTCCTATAGAATTAGTAGGCCGCTCAAGATATGGCGTTGTATCTTACATAGACAACTCAATCGCCTCTGCTGCTTATGATAATTCAAGTAGGAGTAGTATAGCAGAATTAGTAGAATTTTTCTGTAAGAGAGCTAGAGAATATGGAGATGGTGAGAAAACGTGGAGAGGTACATTAACAGAGTTTCAAGCAATGCTTCACGAATTTAATGGCGGGAGAACTGTAGGGATGTCTAACTCACTAGAGTTTGTCAGAAGAGGAATGTTGATTATAGAAGAATCATGTAAAGAAAACAGTAGTATTAGACCAGTTAAATCTTTAGGATTCGGTGGCGGTAAGTTATGGGAAATTGATATATCAGAAAAGTATGATATAGATAAGAACATTGACTTAGAAGATACTAATGACTAGAGAAAAAATAGAAGATTACATAAGTATAACAGCTCCTGACTATCCTGTAGTGCTTGCAGATAATTTAGATGAGGCGTTTGTTGGAGTGGATACAGAAAACGAACCTCCTAGAGCTGTTTACTCAATAGAGAAGTGTATTGATATACTCAAGGACGGGATGTCTTATGATGAAGCTGCAGAGTACTTTTGGTACAACGTAGCTGGAGCTGGAGGAGAGGGTTATCCTATATACATATCAACACCTATGGCAGAAGAAGATAGCCCATACGAATAGTTTATTTATATGTAAATGGGTTATTTAGCTTTGAAATAAATGTGTGGTATCCTGCAGCTTTATAAACAAACCCATGCTCATCTTGATCTCCTTTCTCCATAAAATCAGCCACTTGGAAATACTTAGTCGTAGGTAACCAGCCTAGCACCCAGACAATCATTAAGTCTTTACGAACACGGGTAAAGAAATATACATCGTTGTTTGGTATTTTATTTTTAGGTGTGTTAACAGAAACAGTATATTCAGGTTTAGGTATCGAGCTGCAAGTTTTTGATTTAACTTCTATAGCTTTCTTTTTGTGCTCAATGTCGTGTGTAAACAAATTGTCCCCTACATATTTACTATGACTAATAAAATTATTGACAACTACTTCGCCAAGACATCCTGTCATACGCCCCATACCTCTAGTAAAAGAGTTAGGGAGGACACCCATTCTAGTAGCTCTCGAATGAGCTATGGAGAGGTCATCACCAGTAGGTTTATATAACGCAAAAGAATCACTTTCAGTAAATCTACTCATGTTTTATTTTTTTAAGGAAAGCTTCCCACGCAGGGAAAAATATTTCTTCCATACAACGGACAACAGCTTCTTGTTCATATGACTCAAGCCAACCGACACCGCTTAATAGCAAGCTGGCTTCCATCATTTCGTGTCTTATTGTCTCTAATAAGATCTTACCTTTAATCTTCTTGTTAACTTGGATAAGTTTTTTGTCGTGGAAATACAAACCGTAAGGAGGGTCGTCATCTCCAAAAGGGACAGCTTCTAGCTCAATACGTCGGCCAGCAATAGGTATTGATTTAGGAAGCTCCAAGTTACCACCTTTCTGAAAGCTCTTTATATAGTTCTAAACCTGAAGCTATTGAAGTAGCTATACCGTCCATATTTTTTAAAGCTAAATCAAAATCTTCGGTATTACTCCCAAAAAAAGGCTCTGCAATAACGGCTGGGCAGTGTGTTAACCTTAAAAAACCAGCTCCTCTACTCCCTTTACCTTTTTCCTTAATTCCTCTACTACGTAACTGAGGGAAACAATCTTCAAATGAATCTCTTAAAGCCCTTGCAAAGAGCCTTCCTTTCTCAGAAGTCTTCCAATAAAGCCACTCATGCCCTGTAGCTTTTGGAGTTGCTGCATTAAAATGCAACTCTATAGCTGCGTCAGCTCCATCGTTCCTAATGGTCTTAGCTAACCATTTCATGGCGCTCCAATAATTATCTCCTTTATACGTTGAATATATTTTATGTGAAACACTTAAGCGTTCCCCAATCATATCAGCCAGTTGGGAGTTATAGTCCCACTCAGTAACTCCAGTTACAGAAGCTGCTCCTGAATCATTTGGTCGAGAGTGTCCTACGCAGATTGCTATCATTTATTATTTTTTGGTTTAGAAAAGTATCGCTCTCCTTTTCGGTATATTTTATACCCTGCTTTTGCTTCTCCCTTTACTGTCTTTTCCCATGTAGGATGTTTTCGCCCTTTTAAAAGCATTCCTGTCTTTGGATCTCTACTCGGCCAGTGTCCTGTTTCGTCTGGAGATAACCCTAATTTTTTAGCTGATCTATAATCATAAGAAGACCCTTCAGGATTAAAATAACTCCCTCTACGTCTTTTAGAGGGGCTTCCCGCACGTTGACGGGCAAGAGGTCGTGCTCTTATGCCTTTCTCAACTGCGATTAAAAACGTATCTTCTTCGTCTGCCACTATTTATTATTGTTACCAATAATTATAGCACGTCTGTAGGAAAAATCACTATGGAACTTCTGTCCACGCCCCATGAGATTGCCTTCTTTAAAGGGGTAATCGTACCCTTGAATTAGGGTGATTGTAGGTGGATCATATATTGCGCTTTCGTTCAACGCTGAGTCGCCCACTAAGTCGTTCAAGACGCAGCTTGGCAGCAGGACTACCATCAGCAGCAAGGCGGTCAACTTCATCTTCAAGGGCATATACGTACTTCCGTTGTTTAGACCTAGTATAATTCACATAAGCCTCTAACGCTAATACTATTATCCTCAAGAAATGCCTCACTTCTTTTTAGACATTATAGACCAAATAACGCCTATAAGTGTTACAGCAGCAGATACTCCTGTAGTTACTTCGCTATCTGTAGCCATTCCATTCTGCGTCATAAACCCTCCACCGAAGGTTAACATGTGCCTAACGATTCCTAATATTGATTCTTTGTTCATTTCTTCTTCCTTTTTAATAGGTTATAGAGCGTGATAATAGCTACTGTAATACCCAACAGACCACCAACTACTTGGATACTCCACTGGATTACTTCAGCATAAGGTATTGTAACAGCGATCAAAGACCCTGTTATACCTGTAGCCCCTTTCACAATTAGCTCTTCATTGCTCATAAATGTGAGCAATATAGCACAATTATTCGCTAGGATCTACGTCAGATTCCTCAGGCCCTTCATCGCCAGTATCATCTGTAACTAGCGTAAGATCATCGAGATCTGACGGAGTTGTAATAGTAGACTCTCCTACAGGTTCTGGCACGTTTGTGTGACTGTCGTATATATCACTTATACTTTCCCAACCCTTGTCTCTAAGGATAGAATAGTCTTTGTAGTCCGGACAAACTCTTTTATCGGTGTGTTTGACAGTATGGCCGTTGCCATCTGTAGATTCTTGTTCCACTGGATTAAACATCCAATGAGACTTAAAGCCTTCTCTAGTTAATTCTAGATCGGGCATTTATTCACTATCTTCTTTAACAACTTCAGGTGTTGGTGCTTCTTCTCCAGTTTGCTTAGAGATTTCTTTAGCCACAACAACCAAAGCTTCAGCACCATTTAAGCCGACTTGCTTAGTAGCAATATCGAGTGATTGTAAAATGATTTGAATGAATCCTTTGGGAATTTCTAATGTAACTTTTTCTTCCATAATACGTTTAGAATAGGCATATTTAAGGACTGTTCAAGTGTTTTATTTAAATAATAAACCAATTAGATCCATCAGAGATAAGGGTTACTGAACCACGATTAGTGGACATAGTATGTGTAGCCCCTCCGTCGATGGTTTCAGAGCCCCCTGTCGCTATTGTAATATTATGAGTAGCAGCAGTTCCGTCCCTATCTTTAACAATTAAAACTCGTCCAGAATTACATTGAGCTGCTGGTATATTAACAGTTCTACCCGCATTCATACCGTGCATAAGTATAACATGATCTGCTGAACCT